AGCATCTGTGGTTTTCTTGCTTGGATCTTTATAAACAGTATTACTTATTTTTAAGACAGATTCATCAGCACATCATTAACAATTTTGGTTTGTTTAAAGTGTTGTGCTGCTTTTTGAGCGTCCTTACAAACAACATGAAAACTGTTGTGAAAATCAACAATAGTTTGGTTTGAAGGCATGCCCCCATCTAAGCAGACGAGATCGTCAATACATTTCCACCATTCACCTTTCTGATACGCCCGATCTCGCTTAAGTTCACCTATTTTAATTCGACTCAAATACGCGTACGGATAATTGGCAATCCACAAACTGAAATAATATTCTCCTAATTTGAGAACAAATTCTTGATCGTTGGATTCTAAAAATTCAACTTCTCCACGATGCTCAATCAATTTTCGTACAACATTTTCGTGATTTTCGTCAAATTGGTAACTTGGCTCAAATCGTGTTTGGCGCCAATTTTTAAACCATTGAAACATCATCAACCTCACATAACAAAAACATGGCCACGATAATTGGCAATTACATGTACAACACTACCATTTTTATCAACGGGCTGCATAGTAATCTGCAACCGCTTGCAATGGGTCAGATCAGTAACATCAAATCGATCACGTGGAGATGGCACCACGTTTAAACCATTGTCTTGTTGGACCAAGTTGCTTGTAACCCCCGTCTTGATGAATAGCGCCTGAAGGAATAGTGCTTGGTTCCAATCTTTGGCTTTGTACGTTCCGTGAGTTTGTTTCCATGCATATAATGCCTGTGCCGCAAGTTGTGAAGGCCCATCAATAAAACTAGTGTTCAAACGACCCAAGCGAACCGCTTTGTTAATTTCATTTGTTATGAATGCTCGCTTAACATTGCATGATTCAAAAGTTGGTTGGTCGGCCAAGTAAATCTTAGTATTATCAGCATCTCGATATAGCTGATCACCAGTAGTTGTATACCACTGTCGATCGTCGGATCGTTGGAAAATCACTTCACCATCGTGTGCAAAAAAAGATATCTGTTGATCGTATCGATTCCATGCTGCGTACGTAGGTAAACCATTTAAATCTTTCCAATGATCTATTGTATCAATGGTGCATGATAGATTTGTAGGTGTGACTCGGTACACTTTGGTAGCTGGTGTAATTTTATCAATTGATTTCCAACTACCAGGTGTTAAAATAAGAACATTTTCCATCAAAGTTCGATGTTATACATCTTGTTCAGATATTTCGTATTAGATTCTGGCTGGATAAATGCTCGAAGTTGATACCATCCACGGAAGTTGCGTTGAAGGTCATATTGAAGCTCTTTAGCAACACGACCATGATTAGGGATCAATGCAATATGCTCAAATGGACTGAAGTGTCCATTGCCAAGCAGGCGTTGGTACAACTTAATGTCTTCTTCAGGCTGTGACTTTTTGCCAAGGTGGTTAGCATAAGACACACGACAACAACGAGCAACGCTGATCTTGATTAGTTGATCGATAGGGAACGTTTTTCGTTCTTCTTCATCAATAAATGGAAGATGAATTCCATTCTCAGGAACAGTTGGTTCGCTAGCCTTGATTGCATCATGAATCTTTTTAGCAAGAACAATGATCTCAGGCTGGGCTCCCTTCTCATATCGAAGTCGAAGGAAATTTTCCCATTCTGTTGACGTAATTGTTACACTGACACTAAGCCAAGGTTCGATGATGCGATTGCAAATTTGTTTATGAACACCAGCAGTCTCCATCATTTTGTGAATTACAACCGCAAACTTACTTGCGATTTTCCACCCAAATTTTGCAGCAGAGAGATTAGAACCCGTGAGTTGTTGATCTGCACTCATCCCTGACTTGTTAGCTCCCCAATATACTGGAACAAATGGGTGGTTGCTAACTTCTCGTCGAAGCTTCTTTGCTGGACACGCACGTGAAGATTGTGCATTTTTGCTGATAATTCTGTGTGTATTAAGTTCAGAAAGAATAATACGTGGAACCTTCAGTTCAAGTGTTGTAATTCGCTTACCAGTATCGGGATTGATACTATCAGCGATTACTTTTGCATCGATATGATAATCATCAATATTGAATTCAGAGGTAAGGTCGTTTTCAAATAGGGCCTCAACCTCGTCAGACCAAGGAAGGGAATTTGTCATCATTAAATCTCCTTAAGACAAGACAAACACATTATAATACAATTAATGAAGTAATAGCAACAGAACCAACGCAATCAATCCAAGATCAGCCCACATAATCATATGCCCATTCTTCATTATGAAGTTGACAACATTAAACAATAACAATCTCACCATTACACATACCTCCAAAACAAAAAGGGGCTTTAAAGCCCCTTTTAAAAATCAACTAATTTCGATTAATCGTCCCAAGCAAACCAAAGCTCTTCAGCCTCAGCAATCACTTGTTCATCAAGATTCATACCTTCTCGAGTCAGTTGATACATTTCGTGCTTTTCTTGTTTGGTTAGTTTATTACTCAGTTCAGCAACGAATTCGTCTTCCTTACCCTCAGCAGCTAATGCACGCATTTTACTAGCACTGATTGCATTACCTTCACGACCACCTGCATTGACAATTTCAATCTCTCCAAAATCAAAATCTTTGTGATTGTATTTGTTAGCAAGGGTTTCAATAACCTCCACACGATCGCCGCCAACAATAATTGTCACTTTGTCTGCTGGTGAAACCTTTTTAAGAGCCTCGATGTAACCACCCTTGACTAATTGAACGTCTGCCGCCTTAAAGATCTTCTTTGCAAAACGAAGTTTATCTTCAGGAGCAAGTGGATTCTTTTTCGAATCGTGACTGGTGCTAAGGAAAATGTGTGGTTCTGCTCCGCGAACACCAACAACACGGTTATACACCTTTTCATGGCCTTCTCGTGTGATCGGATTTGCACGCATATATGTTAGTGCTACATGTTTCATTTTATTTGTTTCCATTGACAAGTGAAATTCAAAATAGGAGTTTCGATTGTATCTTTATTAACGATACCACTAATGGTTAACGTACCTTCTCCTGTAAAATCGTCAGCCTCAAAATCGAAATCATATGTGACTATTGATTGAGTCTTTGAACCTTTGGAAGCAATAGTCGATTCAAATTCGTTATTGGCAATATTAACAACTGACTGATCGATCATCTTTCCAACGATATCATTGACGAACCCCTCAGCGAATTTAGTTAGATCAACATTAACAACGATATTATCTTCGTCATCGATCGACAATTTACTTTCGTATTTTGATTTCAACTCCCCATTAACGTCGACACCGTTTTTACTAAGCTCTACCTTTGGGTGCTCAATGTAAGCACGAACATATCCCTTGACATGGTCGTCAGTTTTGTTCTGTTCTGTTGTGTACGTGAAATCCTCGTTTGCTTCTTGCAAATACTGTTCAAATGATTTCATTAAGCCTTCCTATCTGGCACTAGATATTAACACGTTTACTTACCTGAAATTCAGGCAAGCACCTTTTCTTTTTCATAAGCTTCAAGCCAATGTTCAATTTTACACGATTTGTCAAAACATATCAAATTCTTTCTGAAGCATTAGTCAACAAACATAGTTCGCATATTGAGGACCTCATCTTCTCTCGAGGAAAACAAGGGGTGGAGGACGCGATACAAGGGCTGAAATACGTCGTTAAAACGATCGGCGAACAGTCTGTGCGTGGATCTGTCAGCACAAAGATTGACGGGTGTATAGACGAAAATACACGCGTTGTAACGATGCGTGGGCCTAAGATGATTAAAGAGCTGACCAATGACGATTTTGTTAAGGTATATGATAAAGTATCAGACAGTTATCGATACTGCAACAACACACAACCTCGAATTACGGGTCGTTCTAAGAAGTGGGTCAAAATTCACACCAATAATAATGGATTTTTGATTTGTACAGAAGATCATAAGTGCCTGACAGGGCGTCGCGATTGGATTGAAGCCCAAAAGATGGAAGGCAGATCATTTTATTGCCCCGAAATGAACAACAAGCGGCTTCTAGTCGAACGTGTCGAAAAACTAGACGGAAAGCGAGATCAATGGGATCTTACCACTAGTGCGGCGAACTTTGTGATCGTTGTTGGTTCAAATGAAGTTGTTATTCATAATAGTCCAGCGGTGTTCTTTGGTAATAGCAGCAAAGGGTTCTTTGTTGCAAGTAAGGGAATCTTCAACAAGACACCAAAGATCAACTACACAGAGACTGATATTGAAACTAACCACAGTGGTGGCCTTGCAGACACATTAAAGGTTGCATTACAATGGCTGAAAAAGGTCGTTCCAAACACAAAAGACAAGGTGTATCAAGGCGATATTCTTTTCACCAAAGACACAATCAAGCATTTTCAACACAATGGAAAAGATTTGATTGGGTTTCACCCAAACACAATCATCTACACTGTTGAGAAAGATAGCGATATTGGCAAGACAATTCAAAATAGTGAAATTGGACTGGCTGTTCATACTGAGTATGAATGGAATGGTGAGGACCCTTCCACACTGAAGGTTTCTCGTTTTGGAATCAGCGACGATATTTTCAAAGATAACTCAAAGGTATTCATTATTGACACAATCAGCAACTTGAACCCCAAACAACCGTTGCAGTTCTCTTCTGAACAATATGATAAGATCAATAGCACCCTCAAGCAAATCGAGAAGTTAGCTGCCACAGTAACTTGGGCGATCTTTGATCAAGATGCACAACTAGGACAATATTTGGAAACGTTTGTTAACACATATATTCGTGCAAATAAACCGTATCCATCTCCAGATGAAATGACTGAACAATTTTTCGATTGGATTGAACAAAAAGTTGCTGATGAAAAAGGCAAGTTGAAGACAGAAAAAGGTAAAGCTAGAGTCGATCAACGATATGCATCGGTTCGTGACTTGAAGAAAGACTCCATACAGATTGAAACTATGATGAAGATCTTCAAACTTTTTAGTGAAGTTAAGTTGATGATCATTCGCAAGTTAAACGAGATGTCCCTTTATAACAATTTTGTAATGAAATCAAATGGAGACCTTGTTGGTACCGGGGAAGAGGGTTTTGTGATCACACAGACCAATGCTAAAGGAGCTAAATTGGTTGATCGTTTTGAATTCTCAAAAAATAACTTTGCAAGTGACATTGTCAAAAGCTGGCAGCATGCCCGCGATTAATATATGAAAGAAAAGCCCGCATTGTGCGGGCTTTCATATTTGCGAAGTTCACGACCTAGATTGAACTTTTCGATCTTCTTTTTCTTGTTTACATGAACTTTGTTGCGGAACTGTCGATTCGTACACAAGTCCATTGCAATGAAGTTTCGTTGCTTGATTGTTTTCTTTTTCATTTCACTCCCTCAAAATTCGGTGACCAACTTTGTGATTTCATATTTCGGACGAGTAATCGATGTCACATGACCAAGCTTGCCAATAAAATGCTTTTTAACCGTAAAGGCCTGAAGCATGACCTTACTGCCTGCGATAGCATAATGGGGCAACATATCAATATTGGTGCAGAAGCAGTTGTTCCACACAAAAACGTGACCCTGATTATCCTTCAAAAACGTCTGATGATATTCACCATCATCCCAATAGCCGAACGACCGGCCTTCGACCTTACGACAGTCGATCACCTCACATTCAACCATAACGTTCTTTGAACGAACGCCTTCTTCACCATAGAATGACGTCATTGCTGCATTTTCTAGCTTGTGCTGCTCAGCAATTTCCTTCTGATGCTGATACTCAATCGCCTTGTGGTAGCTATTCACTGCTGCAGGGAAAAGACCAAGCACTTTTTCACTGTGATAGGTGTTGCGCATCAAATCAACTACATTAGCGAGGAAACTGTTCGTTGTTTCGAGATTACGATAATAATCGACGACCTTTTGAGCGGTGGCTTCATACTGCTCCCACTCGTCACTCTTCAGAGCTTCATTGAGCAGGTCATAGTATCGAGCCTTATATTCAAGAGTAGATTCACCCTTGACAAACCCCATTTCGTTGTGCAGCTGTAGAGCAGCAATAACACTATTAATCAAGGTGAAGCTGTGTGACGAAATGAACTTTTCTTCTACCTTAGCGTCGCTAATCGCCTTTTTGGCAGCCTCCTTACCGAAAGCTTTCTCCATGCAGTTCTTGCCTGCAGTATAACGAACACCATCCTCTTCGATGATGTACAGTTCACAACGATTGTGGTTCTTGCCACAAATCGCACACTTCGGAGCTCCAAAGCTGGACTTAAAGCTGCTCAGGTCTTCACGTGTGAACGGAATGATGACCTTGTCAATAAGACTGATCTTGCCGAGAACCTTGAGCATATCGAACTCCTGAAGTGGTGATTGACTACATGGTTATAATACCAAACTAAACCTCAAAAGGCAACAGCTAGCATGAAAATATTTTTACATGAGCTCAGGCAAGAAAACCACAGATGGTTTAGCAACGTGGTATGCACTCACAGCCATTTTGTGTCAAAACATGCCATACCTTCATCTGTCACAGCTAGAGGCAAGAATAGATAATCATACATACCGATAACGGTTACCCAATTCTGGTTTACTAGGTTTACAACAAATGATTCTAACTAAAGAGCAAATGGTAGAATATCTTGTCAATGCAGTTGCTAAGCCAATGATCTGTGAAAGCGAACAGACTGCACTTGACAAACTGAACAAACTGCCTTTCTATGCTGGCCTCCGTTATAGTGAAGACACTTTCTACGGTAAAGTAAAGTCCACCCAAGAGCGTGCTAAGCAGATCAATGAATACGTGAAGATTCTTAACACTTTCCCCAAGAACACCGTTCTCGAGATCAAGACTGATGCAGGAACGTGGCGTTTTATTCACTATGCACCCGAGGATTACTCCTGTTGGTTGTGGTCACAGGATCACCCTGCCAACTGTTATAGGGAAAGTGCAAGTAAAGTCGCGGAAAAGCTGATTAGTCGTGGTTTGTTTGCAAAGCAATATAGCCATATTAGCACAAAGATTCGTTTTGGCGATCTTATTGCAAAAGACAAGCAAGTTCGCGAATCAGAGCAGAAATTTCTTCAGTCTTAATCAACATTGTGAACTGCCACGATAGTAAAGCATCTGTAGCAGTTCACAATGTCCTGGATGCGCATTTTTGTAATCTTCTGTGTTTGTTTCAGTATTGATATTATCCGTGATTTTTTGAAAATGTCAACTGGTTAGTGAAAATAATTTTCGATTACCGGAGGATTAACGTATCACGCTTGTTGGAGCCATCATACGCATATTCAACATCGCCACGAGCATATCGGCCGATCGTCGTTTGGTAGAAATCGAGCTTGATTCGCTCATCATATCCCTTGGCATTGATCGTGTGTTCAATTGCTTCATCAAGCGTCATTGCACGACCATGATCGACCTGTTCAATATCCCACGAAACTTCTTCGAAGCCATAGTAGTCGCGATCGATCTTGACATCAAGATCACCATGTTCTGCACGGACTTCTTCGAGATATTCGATGAATTCAGAAATGTTCATTTGGTTTCTCCAATGTTCGGTGGGAAGCACAATTGCTTTCGTTATGTTGATATTATCCGTGATTTTTTGAAAAAGTCAATGACCAATTCATGTCATGCGATCAATTATTGGTGATCCAAGCAAGAAAACCACAGAGTAGTTGTCCGTCGGACGAGTAATCACCGAAACCAGCTCTCCATTGACAGCAACCAGCTTTCATTATCGCGATACACACGAAGATCAAAACCGCTGACGAACGCGATCGTTGTATTCGTCACTGTCACATTCGACCCGCTTAGCAGCATTAACAGTGTGGAACTTATTGATCATTTGCTTCACTCCTATATCCGTTCGATTGATTATTATACACAACCAAAAGGCAATAGCAATTGATACAAAAAGAGGTGGGAACAAACACCCACCCCAAATTACGTTATCCAATCATACCCTGTACAAAAACAGACCACAATTATACAACTTTGACCATTTAGATTGCTCGACGATATCCAGTTTTTTCCAACAGCCAATTGTTACAACATCATGACCTTTTGTGTAGTAATGTGGGCAAGAAGTGAACCATTTATATTTCATCTTTTCGTGTTGCCACCAATTGTTGTCGTACAAATTAGCATCTAGTACAACATATTCGACGTCCAATTGATGTGCAACTGATATTATTGCTTCTTCTGAAAGTTTGATATTTGGATCTTCAATAATATGAAGATAGTCATCAACAACTATTCCTACAGCAACGATACCAACATCATTAGTTATTTTAGCATATCGCATTATATTATCATATAATGCTAAACTGTTGTTGTTTGTGAACTACCCTTGACTT